CATTTCATATTGTCCTGTGTATTCAAAAGATATTGACGCTGTGACAGGTTGATTTTGACCAGATGAGTTAATGCTCACTTCGTTAATGTGCGCCTCTCCTGTAAAATAGTCATTTCCAGTCACTTCGTCCGTTAGCGCCATTTCGATAGGCACTGTTGCAGTATGTGCAGCCCATAAAGCAGTAATGTTTTCTACATAGAAAAGACTTGTGCTTCCAGATGCGTTAAATGTACCAGACATAGACTCTTTGTACCCGTTTGAGTTTTTGTTCGTATATTCTGGTAAGTCTTTAGAGCTTTGTATGCTCTGGTCCGTTGCGTAACCTATTTGTACGCCATCCATGTATAGACTAAATACCGTGGAATTTCTAGGTGGTGTATATGGCATAATACCTGTTTTTTATGGTGATTTAATTTTTATTTTTGCTACGATTATGTGTTAGCTTTAGCTTCAAGGTCTTTAACTACTTTTGTTCTTCTCTCAGCTTCGCCAGATGTCTCTTTCGCTACGCCTTTAGCGATCAACTCCGCGCCTTTTTTATTGGTCACTAAATGTGTTTCTCCTTTTTTTAATTTAAACACTCCTACTGTTGCGTTTTTTGTAATTAGCACTTCCATAATGGTCATTTATGTTGGACTAAAAAGTCCATTGTTTCAAAATAAGTTTCTATATATTCGTCGTAATCCATCTCTGGTCCTTTGTCAAGTCTAATTTCAATAATTGTGTTCTCTGACCCGCCTAAATGTCCATCTATGGTCACTATCTTATTAGCTAAAGCTCTAACTACGTCTACAGGTCCTAAACTACCTTCTGAATCCTTGGCGTACACGTCTACTTGTATTCTGGCATGTCCGTAAGTAGTGATCGTCTTCGACATTATAGGTGTGTCCGACACTACGTAATACCTAATCGCAGGAAAGCTAGCCAATTTAGGTACTACGTTTGCATAAGGTCCAGAGTATGTATCTGCGCCCAAAGCTGTAATCATTAACTCTCTGAACTCCTGTATCATCCTATACCTTTTTGCTTTGCGTTTTTCCTAATTATTTGTAGTAGCCCTTTAGCTATATTTTTTTTTATTATTGGTCTGGTTTGATCTACTGCTGTATCCCAATACCTTACCGGTCTGTTATTTGGACCTCCTTTGTTTACTAAGTGTCCATAATAACCGTCTACTTTATTACCTTTAAAAACACCTTTTGCCTTTGGGCTTTTGGCTTTTTGAGTTCTTGCACCTACCCATACGGCAAAGTTGCTCGGATCTTGGCTTCGTTTCTTTAAATGCCTCAAAGCTCTTATTGACCTGCGTAAGTTACCGGGATGGTATGCCGCAACTTTTACGCCATTTACCTTCCTAACGTGAATATATTTAGACACAGGCACCTTTGCTTTTGCTTGAGTTATTAAAGGTTGTGCTGATCTATACAATACTTTATTAACCTCTTTCTGATTTACTAATCTTAAAGCTTTGCGCATAAACTGCCTTATTTCTTTTTCAGTCTTGCTACTCATTTCTTACACATCCTATTTGCAAAAAAGCATATCGTCCTTTTTCTCTATAATCTTCTACGTCGTATCTATCACCTCTGTATATTATTTCTCCCAATCCGTTTATACCTTCAATCCATCGTATTTCAAATACAACCTTTTTTCTTGTGTGGGTCACGCCGTCTGCCTCTATTTCACTACCCTTTAGCCAGTATAGGTGCGCCCAGACTACTTTTTCTGTCGATGTTTTTACAGGACTGCCTGTGTCTGACATTGACTGAGTGTTAAAAACTAGCGTAACTTGCTTATCTAACACTCCCGCATTATATCTTTTTTTATCTAGTCGTCGCCCCAAAGCCGTTTCTTCTGTAGTTATTTAACAGAATGTAGCTTGATTTAGAGTACATACCGTTAATGTTGAATATTTGCTCAATGTTATCAATCCTCTCGTCGTAGTATTCTGTTATCATTAACAACATTGCCACTACGATGTCCTCTGGTACTTCTGCGTACCCTGTGTAGTACTCTATGTATATTTTGTTACGGTTTTCCGATAATTCTGGTAGTGCAGGCTCCGTAATGTAGTAGAACTCGTTACACAGCTTATCTAATTTGTACGTATCTTGCGCCAATGTTTGAGTGACACCATTTTCGTCAATATAAAATATGCTAAAAGTGTCCGAAGATACAGGTAAAGAGGTTTTAAGTATTTGAGACCAACTCTGATAGTACTCTCGCACTTTAGTTGTTGCTATTTTAGACCACGTGTACTCTTCAGCAGACTTATAAGATGCTTTTATGTACGTTTCAATAAGCGTGTCCTCACTTGTGACTGCTGTGTCAACTCTTAAGTGTTCTTTAGCTCTTTCAAGCGTGATAGGGCTTACTCCGGGTTCTAAAATTTCGTACATTGTTTATTTTTTTGCCTTTTTTTCTGCTGCTTCCTTTGTGATTTTTGCTGCTTCTTTGATCTCTTTGGCTAGCCCTTTCTCAATCTCTGTAAGGTCTTTTGCATTTACAATCTCGCATATGCCTGCTTTTTCATAAGCCGCTGCTCTAGCATCTGGCAGCGAGTCTAAGTCTTTAGGTGCAAAGTTATAGCTTTTGCCGTCTTTGGATCCCGCTACGCTTGTTATATATCTTACTACTTTCATCTCTTGTTGTTAATTTTATAAAACACAGGGACCGCTTACATTTTCCGTATCACGGTCCCGTGTGTTTATCATCATGGTTGGAAATCTTAAGCGTTCTCCATTACCTTAATAGCTGTGTTGTCAATTAACACTGAGTCCATTCTTTGGAATATGTTAAACCCTATCTGTCTTTCAAGAGCGTACTTTTCTCTAAGAACTACAAGTTCTCTATCTTGTACAACTCTAATTCTGTACTTGCTAAAATCACCAAACGCTATAGCTTTTGCCCCTGTTGCAAGATCAGCCATTTCTTGATTGATAAAATATCTCTTACCTGCAAATAAGTTTGGCTCGCCTGCTACAAGCGATGGCTGCCATAAAGGTCGTCCTTCACTATCTTTAAGCTTTCTCATTGCTTTTAGAGTGTTGTCGTTGAACATGTACCCGCAAGTTGGAGCCTGTCTGTATGATGGGTCCACACTGTGCTGTAGATCAATCAAATCGTCGTAAGATACACCGTCAACCAAAGCTGAAGTGTGTCCTGTTGTTAAGGCAGGGATAAGTCCTGTAATCGAACCTCCGCCTAATGTGAATACTTCTTCTGCGTATCGTGCTATTCTCATAGCTGCTATGTCGATAACCTCTGCTTGAAAGTTCAAAAATGAGTCAGTCAATAACTGCTTGTTCACTTTAATCACTCTTGAAGTAAAAATTTTAGAACCTACAGACACTTGACCTAAACTGAAATCTTGAACAATGTCAGTATTACCTTCGCCAATAATTGCACCTTTTTCTGCTGTCTGGTCTGATTTAGCCATAAGCATATCTACACCTGTAGACGTGTTAAAGATGTTTGCAGCTTGCATGATACCACTAAAAGACTTCATCACTTTGATAAGCGCTGTGTCATACACTTTTGGTACAGAGAACCCGCCCAGTCCGTCATTCGTAGTTCCTTGCGCGGCTGTACCTCTTAAGTTTACGTTTGTGTTTCTTTCATCAAAAACAGCTACTTCAGCTTGGCTTAATGAATTAAAACCTCTAAGAACAACTTTTTGGAACACTTCTCGATATTCTGGTGCGTCTTTAGCGTTTGGAAATGGGTCACCGTTACCGTTTGATTTAGTGCCTTGTGATTTAGCGTGTTGTGCTGCTGCTTCTTCAGCCGCTTCTCTGCGCTTAATATCTTCAAAACGAATCTGTCTTTCGATCATACCTTCGTACTTGTCAACATCTGCCGCAGCCGCATCAAACTTGTTTTCTTGCTCTTGTGTCATGTTCTCACCTGCTTCACGCATAATAGCGTCGCAGATAGACCTTGATTGAGCCTTTTTGTCTTGCATCTCTCTGAGAGTCATAATTAATTGTTTTATATTAAAAAAAATTAAAGGCTCAACTGCCTTTTTCTTATAGCCATAGTCAGTGAAAGTTTTTTAGGCTCTTTGACTTGTTGCTGTTCTTTATATTGGTCATACGATCTCTTAGCTACTGACGTAGCAGGGTTCGCAGCATAGGTCACAGGACCTACATCTAACAACCTTTCTATTTTATCTATTACCCATTTTGGTTTTTCGTCTTTCTTTTCTACCCAATGAGACTCTTTTACTCTAAAAGCAAAACTGCATTGGTCTACATCTCCTGTCGCAATAGCGTCTTCTAAGTCTTTAGCATACGTTCTGTTTGGTGTTTCATATCTGTAAGCTAGGTTGCCACCTTCATCTAAATAAATCTGCCCAGTGTTGCTAGTTGTACGTGCTAATACCATGTTTTTATCATGGTTGTATAATATTCTGACGTCATCCTGTAGAACATTATCAAATGCTCCTATTGCAATCTCTTCATCGTACCAATCCATGTCATACGGAGCATTTACAATAGCAGCTATGCCCATGATAGTTGCTTTCCCATCTTCAGCTCTTTCTACGGTCATGCCTTTATAGTATCTAACCTCTATATCATTATTCTTGGTCATTTGTCTTAATTTTACCCCCTATCGGTTCGGTTAATTTATCTCTCATAGTTACAGGTGTCATAAGAACGTCTCCACCTTCAAGACTTGGTAGGTTTTCTAAGTTTCTGATCTCGTTCTGAGTCATAATACCATTCATAAACATCGTTTTTAGGTGTTCTGATCTTGCCTTTATGTCGGCTCTCAGAATACTATCTATGTTGTACTTATGGTATCTTATACCTCTTTCTCTAGGCAATAGTAACTTTAAGTTTTCTTCCGTTTCAAATCTCTTTGCATACGGTCTTAAGCAGAATTTAGAATAAACAAGTGTTTGGTGTTCTACATTGTTATACGTAGCACCATCCATCTCTTGAACGAGTGGTAGTGGCATCCTAAATGGTCTACACAACTCTGCTAAATTAAATTTACGCTGCGTTAGCGTCTGTGCGTCCGTTGGAGATAGCGCCACAGGTGTAAACGTCAAACCTTCCTCTAAAATCAACGTAGGGTCCGCTTCTGGTCCCATATGCGTAACATTAAAACTGTTTTTAATGTGTTGATATGCGTCTTTGCTGAGTTTGTTTGGTGTTGAGAGTATGTTACGCACTCTTGCGCCTCTGTCGTAGAACTCAACTGTAAGGTCTTGGCTTCGTACTGTCTCATGAACAGTGGTTCTGAGCAGCGCTAAAGGGCTTAAGCCCTCAATACCATTGCCTGTAAGACCTTTGTAATGAAGCATTTCGTGCGGATAAAGAGGTAGTCTCTCACCGTGTACAAAATAAAACAACTCGTTTTTGTTCCTATAGTAGTCGTAATCTATTGTTACGTCGTTGTTATCTAAATATTCAAGCTCGCTAGGGCGCCCTTTGCTATCAAAGTGTATTCTGGCGTAAGCATTCCCTCTACTAAGTACATTTGCGCACATTAGCTCTTTAAAAGTAAACCCAGACATTAAACTGTTAGGTATGTCCGATAAAATAGCCGCAGGGTGCGTGTTATTAATTATAGAGTTACCTTGTGAGGTTTTATCATACAGTCCGTGGCCTAAACTTGCTAAATCTTGACTTATTATACTTATTATAGCATACACTGTAGGTATCTGCCATGCTGTTGAGTCGTGTATGTTTCTCTGTGTGCTACCAAAATTGCTGCTATTGGCTATTTCCTGTACCCATTGATCAAGAGAGACATTATCTTGTTCATAGCTTGTGCGTTCTTGCGCTATAAGAGCAGGCTCACTAATTTTGTTAGTCCTGTTAATAAAAAAGTCTAATAAACTCATACAGCTACAAAGGTACGTGTGTTTGTAGATAATACAAAATAAACTCTTGTAGTACCTATCTGCCTGTTTTACAGTATGTTAGGTGTCTTTTAAAATGCTCGTAGCTGCCAAAAGGCACAATAAGATCGTCTTTTTTGCGTTCCTTTACCATAATTATGAAAGAGGTGCGTTGCGAAAATCCTTGGTTCTGTAATTCTACAACTCTTTTTTTGCTAGTCTGTAAGGCGTCTAATACCAGAATGTTCATATATTGACTCTTCTTTGCCTACTGACGATCTTATATAGCCGCCAAAGGCTGTTAATAATGCTGATACCCCGTCTATCTTTTCTGTACTTTTATCTTTGTCTGGTTTTACGGATCCTGCGGCATCAGTTGCAAGTACTATGTTTGACATCATCCACTCGAAAATTCTGTCCGAGCCGTTATCTATTTTACTACTTTTATATAGTTTTTCTAAAAGTTTAGTAGGCTCGTTCATACCTCGGAACCCTTGACCATAAAAACCAACTTCTAAACCTTCACGTGATAGGTTTCCAGCAAATTGTACTGCGTTCCATCTATCTATGTCTATAGTCTCGACTTGGTACTTTTCACATATCTCTTTTACAATATACTTTTCGATATACGTTTGGTCTATTACGTTACTCTTTGGTATTACGTTAAACCTACCTTCATTAGCCCATTGCCTGTATGGGACACCATGTTTCTCTGTTCTTGCGTCTATGCTCTCTTCTGGTATAAAGTATGCGTTTCTGAATCTAAACTTAGGGCATGTTTCAGTTGGCGGGAATAATACAGATACTACAGCTATATCATCTACAGTCGCTAAATCTACACCAACATGGCAAACTTCTTCTGATTTAACTTCAAAATTAAAGTTGCATCCTTTTATAATATCCGAGCTTATCCATGTCTTTGCTGTACCGCACCACTTGTTTAAATTTTTTACTTGAAAATCTATTTCACTGGTACCTCCTTCGTTTCTTGCACTGTTGTAATCCTGCGCAAAATTATCCCTGTTAATAATCTTACCGAGCATCGGGTTTGGCTTGCCCCAATTCTTAGGGTCGTTCCAATCATCCTCTTCGTCCATTGCGTACATATCGATGAAAAGACTGTCATCATCTAGTACCTGCTCTAAAATACGCTCACACATTCTGTAGTAGTTATAAAAAGGATAAGTTGTATTATATCCTACCGTTGATGATATTGCTATAAGTGGCTCTGTCTTCTGAGCTACGGCTCGTTCAAATATTTTGATGATTTTGTTAGTTTTCATTTCGTGGGTTTCATCGATGCTCACAAATGAAGGTTTATACCCATCGAGCTTTTTTGGGTCCGCCGCCATCGCTTTTAGTACGTTCTTCTTACTTGGTACGAGGCACAAATTTGCCATTATTTTGATGAGCTTCTGTGCTTTCTTCGAGTCAGCTTGCAGGTGTTCTAACATGTTCCTAGCCTCTTCGTAAGTAATGAGCGCTTGGTCTCTTGTGTTCGCTGCTGTTAAGCACGTTGCTCCACGTTCACCACTACCCACAAACATGTACGTAGTTAGTATAGAGTTCTCTTGGGTTTTTGCGTTCTTACGAGCTTTGGTGTTCAGTACCCGCCTAAATCGCCTCTTTGGTGTGTTGGTGTCTGGGTCGATTTTTTTCCACCCAAATAGTGTTCTAAAAAAAAATATTTGGTGGTCGAACAAATGTATCTTCTGCTTCCAATGGTCGTCGTCTGATAAACGCATCTCGCTAGCAAACTTAACCATCCTGTCGCCTGCATCTTCTTCAAAATATATGTCTGTTCGGTCAAGATCACGTATATGCCTCTCGACTTTTAGCCTTTCGTATTTACCGTACTTCTCTGGGTTTGCCAACACTTCGTTGATATATCTGTCATATGCCCTGTTTATCTCTAACGTGCTAATCATAATAAATCGTCTACTGAACTGACATTATCTCCTGTTACATCTTTCGAGCTGCCCTCTTCGTCCGGTTCTTGGTTTTTTGCAATTAGCTCTGCAAACTTAAGTCTGTCAGCAGGTGTCAGCCCAAAGGAAGCTGATATAGAAATTGCGTGCTTGCGAGCTTCACTTTCCTGTTGTATAAACATTTTGTAGAGTTGTCTAGCTCCTGTCTCTTCCTTTAAAAGTTGGTCCATTGTCTTAAGGTCTCCGTCCCACATCATGTTCTTTTTAATGTCCGCGTACTCTTCCTGTATTTTGACCATCCGTTCCATCTGCACTTTAGCCTCTTCAGAGCAAGTGTGCGCTTTTGAGAACAGTTGTGCGCACAGTGCAAGTTGGGCTATGTCTACCATATCCATTATACCATACTTGATACAATTCAAACCCATAAAGTAGTACCACTCTTGCGCTAGTTTGTCGAAGTTTTTGATGATGTGTGCAGGTG